TCCGTGATTACAAGATGCCTGATGAGCCTCCTAATGCTTTACACGTATGCGAACCATTTGAAATTCCTGAATGGTGGCCGCGTATCGTGATAGGTGATTGGGGCTTTACCGCGATGACGTGGATTGGATATGCTGCAATATCTCCCAATAAACGGGTCTTTATATATCGTGAGCAGCACTGGATCAAAACTAAAATCTCCCAATGGGCACCCCAAGTCAAGCTATATATTGACAGAGAGAATCCTCGTCTGGTTAGATTTTGTAAATCAGCAGGCCAGGAACGTGGACAAGAACACACCATTCAGCAGCAGATTGAGAATGAGCTGCAATGCTCAGTCGAACTAAGTAATAATTCTCCTGGTAGTAGGGTAAGTGGAAAGATACTAATCCATGAGTATTTGAGATGGCAAACACGGGCCGTGCCTAAATCAGAAGTTGGAACCTATGACGAAGAACATGCAATGTGGATTCTTCGGAATAGAGGAATGAACGAATACAAGAGTTACATGAATTCATTGAATCCGCAGGAACTAGATGAATCGAATATACCGAGACTACAAATCTTTAAGGATACGTGTCCAGTACTTATTGGAGCAATTAAGGCATGTTCGTACGACCGACCGAAAAACAATAAACCTGCGGAAGATATTGCTGAGTTTGAAGGAGACGATCCGATTGATGGACTCAGATATATCGTTGACGCGGCAGAAGGATTCTTCGACGAGGCGAATCAAGAGTTTAAGAAAGCGCAAAAAGAACAAGAACTCGTCGAAAAACTAAGTCAGTCTAATGATTGGACGGCATACTATCGTAACATGGCTCGTAATGAAATGGAATCAGATGAAGTTAAACCTGTAGCGAGGTATAGACATTGACTCAATTAGTTCCTACGGGAATGGCGTTTACAATGAATCAGAATCAGGTGTATGCACTACCTATGCGAGTGTGTACTTTTAGTGCAACTATTCCAATACAGTCATCACAAGATGGTACTAATTGGAGTGGAGCTAGTAGTGGTGGAACATTCATATCAGGAGGTGGATGGGTTAGATGTACTACTGGAAGTCCAGTAGCCGTTTTCAAGCCACAATTTGGTGGTAGGCGATGACTCAATTAATTCCAGCTTCGCATAGTAATCCTGTACCGCCTAGTGGGCCATATACTCCTATCAAACAAGGTGTAGTATATGCACTACCAGCACGGTCTGGAAGTGTTTTTTCAGCTAATAATGATCCACTTGAAGTATCAGTAGATGGTATTACATGGACCGCACTTGGTAGTGGTGCTACTGTAGGATCAGTATTTGTTCGCTGTCCTACGAAGGATACATCAATTTTCGTGAATGTTAATAAATTATGATTAAAGAATTGTTTTACAAGTTGTTCAGGCTTGATCCTCCGATTTGCGATACTTGTGAGGTCTTACGCACTCAGCTTGAGAAAAGCGAAGTAGAGCGTAAAGAGTTGCTCCACTTATTGCTAAAGAAGGATCAGCCTGTAGAACCTGTAACACAACCAGAAGTATTGGAACCAATACTTCCGAAATTCGTTCCTTGGCGTGTAAGACAACAGATGCTTGAAGCTGAAGACAGGAAGAAAGCTGCACAGCTTAGAGCAGATAAAGAGAAGGAAATCGCCTCTTTAGAGAAAGAATTGGGTATTAACGATGGCGACCAGAGGGTTCAAGAGAATACCGCACGAAGCAATTAGTGCGCCGAAGAACAAGAAGAAAAATATTAGCCCTACGGCTAAAACTCTGAGTCAGTTAATGGCATTCCAACCATCAGATAAGCAGAATCAGCCGCATGGTGCGCGCACTCCATTCGGACGTGGCACATTCGGTAAGATGCCACCGAGTAAATTAGGTGATGCGTCCGGACCTCCACCAGTTAGATTCGGTAAGGGTGGTCAATTTAGTGGTGGAGGATTTGGTGGAGGTAAAAATGGCGGCTGAAACTAGAATGAATGGTTCTGAAATAGAAAAGAAGTGTTCCTCATGTAATGAATTCAAACCACTAACTGAGTTTGCATTCAAGGCAAATGGACTTTATAATACAAGAAGCTGGTGCAAAGCTTGTGAATTGGTTAAGAATACACAGTATCAGAAAAAAAGATATGCTGAAGATCCAGAATTTAGGAATACAAAGAATCAGCGTACTAGAAACTATTATGAAACTAATAAAGAAAAACATATTACAAGTGGTCGCTTATACGTATTGAGAACTAAGTATAATTTAACCGCGGAAGAATTTAATGAATTGGCTGCAGGCGGTTGTGAATCTTGTGGAAGTTATGAGAGATTGTGTGTAGATCATGATCATATTACAAATAAAGTACGCGGAATTCTTTGTCATAAATGCAATTCTGCACTTGGTCTTTTAGATGAAGATGCAAATAAGATTCTTAGGTTAGCTTCATATTTGGAGAATAAGTATGCCATGGCAAAATGTGATGAAAAAGTGGAAAAGCGGGACACTGAGTAGTGGTTCAAAAGGTGGACCTAAAGTAACTAATAGAAAACAAGCTGTGGCAATCATGCTTTCAGAGAAACGTAGTCCTAAGAAGGAATATCACAAGGGAATCGGTCACACCAAGTTAGGATGATATATGGGATTCTGGGGCACACTGGGAAAGATTGGATTGGAAGTTGCACCATACGCGGCGGCACCATTTACAGGAGGCGCATCGCTTCTAGCGGCACCTGCTGCAAATGCTGCGGTAAAGAAGTGGGCCGCAAGTGATGCACAGAAAGCGGCAGCACAAGGAATTGCACCAAGTAAATTCGATAAATATCTTACGATGGCTGGTGATGTAGCTAGTATGGTCACACCTATGGGTGCGGCTGGTGCTGGCTTAAGTACTGCCGCAAAAGTTGCAGGAATGGCTAGTAGCGGTTCGGCAGTAGCTGGTGATATTGCGAATATTGCTAGAGGTTCTAGCACACCGAATACTAATGCAGGAAATCCCGGCTACTCATCCGCGGCCGGAGGTGGTGGAGGTGTAGCAAAGAGTGCAGCGAATACTAGCGGAACTAATGGCTCGTCACCAATGCCACCCACTGTTGGGCCGGGAGGTAGCGGAGCTACATCTAATCCACAAGGTAATGGATTGGGACCAAGTTGGGCACAGAGATGGGGAGGTGGACCAGCAGGAAATCCAAATGTTAAGCCAGTAATGCCAATGGGTGGATTTAATTACTGGCAGAATCCAATGAATCAGTTAAATCAATCTACTCCTAACTTGGCACAAAGTATATTCCAGGGACGGCAAGAGGCGATGGCAAATCAACCGTGGCGTGGTGGATACGGGACCACAATTTATTCCGGTATACCACTACAGCCAACACCGATTCAGATGCCACCAATCTATCCGAATAATACTCCGCAACAGAGGCAATTCTTTGGCAACCAACAACCTCAGTAATAAGTCGGAGAACGAATTACCTTCAGAAGAAGTTCAGCGTCTTCTGAAGATTATATTCGATCACTGTGAACAAGAAGATAGAGCTGTGCGCGATCGCCAAGTGCGCGAATGGCGTAGGCTCAAATTATTGTGGGAAAATCTTCAGAACATCTACTATTCGGAGATAGCACATGATTGGCGTATTCCAGAAATGGAAAGAAGTTATGAAGTCTCTGATCAGCAATACTATGACAAGCCGGTTAACATTTACCGGGCTTACCTTGAGTCAATCATTGCTGCTCTGTCTACTACTGTTCCTCCTATTACTTGTTATCCTGACGACGCTGATAATCCCTCTGACTTGGCAACTGCCAAAGCTGGAGATAAGATAGCTGAACTAGTTTACAAGCACAATAATGCTCCATTATTGTGGCTGCACTCATTATTCACGTTCTGCACGGAAGGAATGACAGCGATGTATTCCTATCCGCATGATGACGAATCATATGGAACATACGATGAGAATAAATATGAAGATCAGACTACACTGAATAATGTTTCGACATGTCCGAATTGTGGTTCGGAGATGAGTAATGAGCCGGCACCTCCGCCACAAATTGATCCACAAACTGGTCAACCAATGCCACCTACCGAGAAGGCATTAGATCCAGATGCGTTTCAGCCCGGTCCACCAGATTACTGTCCTGCGTGCGGAAATCTAGTTGTTCCAACTACGGAACAGAAGAATGTTACTGTAACGAGGTTAGTTGGAGTTACTAAGCATCCGAAGACGCGGATTTGCATGGAAGTAATGGGCGGACTATTCGTTAAAGTACCAGTGTGGGCACGGTGTCAGAAGGAATGTGCGTATCTAATCTACTCGTACGAAACGCACTACACGAATGTGCTCGAAACTTATCCTGAATTGAGAGGACAGATTACTAAAGGTCAGGCGAATTACGACATTTACGAACAGTGGGGCCGAAATTCACCGCAATACAGGGGTGAGCAGCCACCGAATAATGTGACGGTTAAGAACTGCTGGTTCAGACCGGCTCTGTACAATTTACTTCAAGATAATGAATTGAAGGTTCTTCAGAAGGCGTATCCAGATGGCGTCAATGTTTGTATCGCTAATGACAAGTTTGCGCATGTTGAGAATGCGTGTCTGGATGACTATTGGACAATTATGTCAAATCCTCTATCTGATTATATTCATTTTGATCCTCTTGGTGTATTGCTTACTCCTTGCCAAGAGGTCACGAATGATCTTATTTCGCTCACAGTCCAAACAATAGAACACGGGATTCCTCAGACTTTCGCTGACCCGAAAGTATTGAATTTCAATTCGTATAGAAATTCTGAGGTAATACCCGGAGGAATTTATCCGGCTACACCGAAAGCTGGTAAGAATCTTGGTGACGCATTCTATGAGGTGAAAACTGCTACACTGAGTCAGGAAGTTCTACCATTCGCACAAAAGATTCAGGAACTCGCTCAACTAGTCTCCGGTGCTCTACCATCACTATTCGGCGGGCAAATGTCAGGTAGCCGAACTGCATCAGAATATTCGATGAGTAAAAATCAGGCATTACAAAGATTACAGACTGAGTGGACTATGCTAACTTTGTGGTGGAAGGAAATCTTCGGTAAAGTTATCTCGATGTATATTAAGGAAGTATAAACTGATGATAAGTAGGTTCAGAAAGATGAGGCTGGTAATTTCATTAATGTGTTCGTAAGGAAAGCTGATTTAGAAGGTAAAATCGGTTCGGTTGAATTGGAAGCGAATGAAAATCT